TACAAGCTGTAGATGCGTTTAGGCTTGCCCAGAATGCCCAGATATCTACAGTCACAGGGGCTATTGCTGGTGACTTATCAGGCACACGCATTAATCAGATATTAGATGAAATCGACTGGCCAGCGACTCTTCGTGATGTTGACCCGGGCTTAACTACTATGCAGGCAGATCCAGGCACACCACGAACTTCATTAGATGCGATGACTACTGTAGCCACGTCAGAGTATGGGGCATTATATGTAGATACTGATGGCGAGTTTGTTTTTCAAGACAGATCAGTTACTGCTGGATCAATAGGTGGCACAGTAACTACATTTAATGATAATGGCACAGGCATCCCATACGCTAACGCAAACTGGAAGTTAGATGACACGCTGATCTTTAATTCAGCGCAAATTACTAGGGCCGGTGGTACGCCTCAAACAGCTATAAACCAACCCTCTATTGACAAGTATTTTATACACAGCTACAACAATCAAAACCTATTAATGCAAACCGATGCCGTAGCCCTAGACTATGCACAGGCTTATGTTGCTAGCCGTGCAGAAACTAGCGTGCGATGCGATTCCATCGAGCTAGACCTATACACAGATAATTACAACGCAGGCATAATTGCAGCCCTAGAGCTCGATTTCTTTGATCCGATCAGAGTAGTCACTACCCAGCCAGGTGGATCTACCCTAGACAAGACCTTGCAGATATTTGGCGTGCAAAACGTCATCACACCCAACAGTTTTAGAGTGGTCTTTACGACCTTAGAACCCGTCATAGACGCTCTAATTTTAAATAACAATATCTATGGCACTTTAGACTATAATGTGCTCAGTTACTAAGGAGTAAAAATGGCAGCAGGATTAGGATTTAAGGACTTTACGACAGGCGAGGTATTAACCGCAGCCGATGTCGATGGCTACTTAATGCAAGGTGTCTGGGTGTTTGCTAGTGCCGCTGCTAGAGATGCAGCTGTAACATCACCACAAGAAGGTAACTTTGCATTTCTTAAAGATACAAACGTAACCACATATTACACAGGCAGTGCTTGGGCAAACTTAGACACAACAGGTATGACAAACCCAATGACTACAACAGGCGACACTATTTATTCTTCAAGCGGATCAACACCTGCTAGGTTGGGAATTGGAACAGCAGGTCAAGTGCTGCAAGTTAATTCTGGTGCAACTGCTCCTGAATGGGCTGCACCTATAACTGGTGGAATGACAGAAATCGGCACTATTGATTTTGCAACTGCAACTTCATTTACTTCAATCCCCGCAACTTATGTTAATTTATTTGTGGTTGTAAAAGGCTTTGGAACTACGACTGCAAATAATCCTAGAGTAAGATTTAACAGCGACAGTGGAAGCAATTATAGTCGAACTGGAATTTACGGAAACGCATCAACAAATGGCTCTGAAAGTTCTATAGATGTTAATCAGATAAACTTAAGTTTTCAGGCTGGCGTTACCACAACGGCAAGCAATGCTTTTGCTATGACTATTTTTGATTACAAAAATTCTACAACTCAAAAAGTATGGAGTTTTAACGAAAAATTTAATGGCGGTGGAACTAATTATTTTGGGTTTTTTCAAGGTTATTACAAATCTACAACTGCAATAAGCAGTATTGAATTTTCTGCTCAAGCTGGAACATTAGAAGGCACTGCAACCCTATACGGAGTAAAATAATGACTAAACCAACAATATCTGAATTTAACTGCGAACTTGGTGAGATAGTAACCCGAGAATTAACCGATAAAGAAATTGAGCAAATTGCTATTGATGAAGCCAATGCTAAAACTGAGTTAGCCGAAGCCGAAGCAAAAGCACAGGCTAAGGCTGAATTACTTGAGCGTTTAGGCATAACTGCCGATGAGGCTAAATTACTCTTAGCATAATCTTGAGGAATTGTGCCGATGAAACCTAAACTATGTGCAGCTGGTGTGCAGTTAAGAGATCAAGTTGATACGTGGTTTCCAGATAGGCGTACTGCCAGTGATGGGTGGGTGGGCGATAGCCGTCACTCCGCCAGAAAATCGGATCATAATCCAGACCAGTTTGGGTGGGTCAGAGCAGTTGATATTGATTCTCGCTTGGGTACACCAGAAGGGATCAGCGCTTATCTGGCTGACCAAATCAGAGTCGCTGCAAAAACCGATAAACGTATATCTTACGTCATCCATAACGGGCGAATATGCTCGAAGATATTAAATTGGAAATGGCGCAAATACAACGGAATTAACCCGCACACGAAACATTTGCACTGTAGTTTTACCAAGCTAGGCGATCTCGATGGAAAACCATTCGACATCCCATTACTAGGAGGCAAAATATGAAGATAAGCGAAAAACAAAAGGCGATACTAAAGTCATACGCACGTGGCGTATTGGTATCATTCTTAACATTCTTAGCAAGTAATGAATTAGGTTTAGACCCAGCGCTGTCTGTAGTAATTGCAGCACTCGCAGGGCCAGCAGCTAGGGCTTTAGATAAATCCGATATTGCCTATGGCATCGGTGCCGATGAAAAATGAGTCCTACAGAATGGGCTGGCTTTGGCGCTGGCGTTATGGCCGTGCTATCAGGCGGGCTAATCGGATTACGTTTCTTAGTTAAAGGCTGGCTTAATGAGTTACGCCCGAATGGTGGCTCTAGTATGAAGGATCAATTAACACGGCTAGAGAAGCGTGTCGATGATCTCTTTATGTTAATTAGTAAGTCATAATTTTAATATGGCAACCACACGTAAACGCAAAAAAATAAATAGGCGCAGGGTGCGTAGAACACCTGACCCATTATCTAAGCTAGAGGTGTTTTATATTGCCAAGCACGAAATGTATAAAGCTGCACGCAAGGCTGGTTTTAGTGAGTCTGTTGCGTTGTATCTAATGGATAGCCCAGAGTCTATGCCCGATTGGGTAGTAGGCGATAAGGGCATTATCCCAGTTATTCCAACTCCTAGTGAGGATGAAGATTAAGCGCATAGCGTTTATCAGTGATCTCCAAGTACCCTTCTTTAACGAGCAGGCGACAAAATCAGTAGGCCGTTTCTTGGCCAAATGGAAACCCCATCGCACTATTTGTATTGGTGATGAAATTGATCTGCCACAGCTAGGCGGTTTTAATGCTGGAACTATTGATGAGATGGTCGGCAATATAAATGATGATCGAAAACTTACACAAGAGGTATTAACTTATTTAGGCGTTACTGATGTGGTGGGCAGCAACCACGGCATAAGGTTATATCGATCTATTAAACGTAGATTGCCTAGCTTCTTAAATCTGCCAGAGATGCAATACGAACGTTTTATGGGCTACGATAAATTAGGCATTAAATTTAGTCCCCAGGGTATTGACTGGGCACCTGGCTGGATAGCGGTTCACGGCGACACCTTCCCACTGAGTCAAATCCCAGGACAAACGGCCTTAAATGGGGCTAGGAGACACGGAAAGAGCGTGGTCTGTGGTCATACACACAGATTAGGGCAAACAGCCTTTACAGAGGCATCTAAAGGCCAATTTGGCCGTACTGTATGGGGTATAGAAGTCGGTTGTATGGTAGATTTAAGCTCTAGCGGTATGGCCTACACAAGGGGCTATGCCAACTGGCAGACAGGATTCGTGGTGGCCTACGTAAAGGATCGTAAAGTACAGATAGTTACGATACCCATAAATCTTGATGGCAGTTTTATCTTTGAAGGGAAGGTCTATGGGGCTAAATAGCGATTACGTTGAGCGCACGATAGATGACCATATAGACGACCTTGACGATATCAACGTTATCTAATCGTTATACAAAAACACCCCTAAACTATCCACAAAGTCGTACACAGGTGCAACACTATGCCCGTGCCACAAAGTATGTGCGCATAGATTGGGCTACAAATGTATAACGAAGTAAAGTGCGAATGGTGTAAAGGGGTGTCACGTGGTGATGTTTGTCCACGATCTCTAGATTGTCCAAGTTGCTTAGCAAAGCCTGGGGCATCTTGTGTCAGACCTTCTGGTCATAGAGCAGCTGAAATACATAAAGATCGAATTAAAGCAGGTTATGCAATAGATGATGCAAATAATTTTGATTGGAAAACTGCATACGCTGACAAATTGGTGGTCGCCTAATGACCTTAGAATATGCCATTTACCTGTTTATAGGGCTAAGTATGGCTTCTTGGCTACTACTTATGCGGATCGATGATATGAAGCAGTCTTACTATTGGAGGGGGCGTAAGGATGGCTTCGATATGCACAGACGTATGATCCAAAACAAGATCAAAACCGATGAGGTATTTGACTATGACAAAAACTGAGAAGCTGCTAGCAGATGTTGTCGATTTGGTGCATACAAGGGGATCGGTTTATGGTCACCCTTACACAAACCATAAAAGGATCAGTGAATTGTGGTCGGCATACCTCGACCATCCAATTACGCCTAGTCAAGTCGCATTATGTATGGCGCTCGTCAAGGTTTCTAGGCTTACTGAGTCTCCAGGCCACAGTGACTCGATCATCGACGCACTTGCTTACATTTCGATATACCAGACAGTCCTTGATGCAGAAGCCGACATTAACTTCACGTGGGGGGATGACTAATGGCATTTAATTTAGCAGATTATGAAACAGTCGAGAGCCGACTAGAGAAGTTTTGGAAGGAGTATCCAGATGGAAGATTATCTACAAAAATCGAGCAGGCCACAGACACTAGATACATTGTTAGTGCTCAACTATTTAAGACGGAAGCCGACCCCCAAGCGTGGGCGACTGGCCTTGCTAGTGAAAGCATTAGTGATCGGGGTGTCAATTCAACTTCTGCATTGGAGAATGCTGAGACTTCAGCGATCGGCAGAGCGCTTGCAAATGCAGGTTATGCAGCTAAGGGTAAAAGGGCTAGCCGAGAGGAAATGACAAAGGTTGCAAGTTACTCACCACCCGGATCTAGGGCGAGAGCTGTAGAAAATGTGTTGCGTGCTAGTTTTGCAGAAGACAAACCAACTGTATGGAGTGTTGGTGATGCAATAGAAGCCATAC